ATGTCTATTGAAAATACCAATATAGCTGATCAAACAACTGGCAAAGATTCTGTGGTACTTGGGCATGCAGAAGCGCCGGCAGTACACTCTATCGCAATTGGTGCTTCACCCCGGAATTCTAAAACAATCAGTGAAGCAGCTATTGCGATTGGGCAAAATCAACTTGCGGGTAAACAAGGTGATGCGAAGGTCGTTTGGCCAATTGCGATTGGCGCTGATTCTATCTCCAGTGGCCTGGCTTCTATCGCTTTAGGGCAAAAAGTAACTGCTAGTGCGGCTCAGGCAGTGGCGATTGGTCAACACTCTTCTGCAACAGAACAAGGGAGCGTTGCATTAGGTTCGGATTCAATTGCTAATAAACCGAATGTTGTTTCTGTAGGAAAAACGGGCCATGAACGTAAAATTGTGCATGTTGCTGCCGGGGATATTTCAAACCACAGTACTGACGCGGTTAATGGTCAGCAATTACATGCTGAATCGGCAAAGCTTGAAATATTATTGGATGCAAAGAATAAGCAACTGGAAGAGAGAATAGAAACGCTGGAAAGTGATGTCGCTAATCTCACCCTGCTGATTCAGAATAGTACGGATGATCTTGCATTATTGAAGAAACGACTTCTTGATGCATTAAGTTATTAATATAAGTTAACTATTGTTTTATATATTCTTGGTCATTAGGCCAAGAATTTTGACTCGCTTCGCAACATAAAAGCCAGTTCGAAACCGGCCTTTCACTCATCGGATAAAAAATCAAAGAAAACAGGGTGTTGACAGATAGATAACAACGTTGTGAACACTTGAGATAAAAGATTTAACAGATTTCATGATGGGTTCTCTTTATTGGTAAAGTGTGATTTATTTCACGAAAATCTAAATTATGGCAGTGATTTTAATCAGAAAAACTTCAGAGTCAAGTGGTTTTTAAAAATTATTTTAAGTATTAAAATAATTTTGTATGGTGTTTTCAGTAGCAGGAAGCTTGCATCTTACGAAGATGAAATGCTGATCGGTGGTACAGACGCGGTGAGGCAAGATTTTTTGTGTTCAAGCAGATAAGACTTTTCGTTATTTCCAGTGAGATAATGAATATATGCTGGTTTTTAGCTGGGGAATTTAACTTAGCATTTACCTTGGTAAATTAAATATTGATATTTGCCGGAGGTGTAAAAATAATAAGCTAATTTCGTGGTTATATTAGTATTAAATGATAAATAAACTAAATATTTTTAGAAATATATAAAATTTTAACATTAATAGTTAGGTTGGTGAATTATGCGATAATACATTGATGTGCTTGGGTAAATATAATAATGATGAATAACATTTAGAAGTTTAATTTGAATGCAATAGATAGGTTTTATTTTGGTATGTTTTTAATTTCAACGTGTTGGGTTGTTTATTTCTGCTAATCGTATAAAAATAATTGATCATTTAATTTATAAAGATGTTTCATTATTATTAATTTAAACTAGACTATGATTGACATGAATTACTGGAGGTTTTTTTCGGTAATTAAATATATTGCTTATAAAATAATGTTATTTAATTTAAGGAATGTATATGAGTGCTAAGAATGATTTTAAAGCTTTTTCTGTTAATAATAATTCTAATGTAATAAGTCAAGAAAAATATGAAGAAAGTCAGAGTTTGCAGACTGGGTTTCCACCAGAGAATATTCCCATTCATGTGTTAAATAAGGTGTTACGTCAGTCGTCAACGATATCGTCTGTCATCGCCAATTTTATCACGACACAATCTGGTGATAATGTTCTGGATGATGGTGACATAGTTAAACTTACCGCGCAATTAGATAACGCTTTGGGGAAAAAAATCACAGCAGGATTTGATAGGAATAAAGCACTGCTCTCAGTAAATGGGTGGTGGAAATGTGGTGATACTGGAATAATTATTCAATGGGGTCAGGAAGTTGGCAGTCTGAATCAAAATGATTATAGAAATTTCCCGATTTCATTTCCCAATGCTTGTTGTCAAATAGTCACATCGTACTCCGACTTTGGTAACTATGGTTTTGGTTGTGCTGCTTCTGCTGTCTCTAAATCTCAATTTCTTGTGACATGCCGTGACGCTAGCGGAGCTCTCGCAAGTGCTGTTGTGAGATATTTAGCCATAGGGTACTAATTATGTATTACTACAGTGCAAAAAATAATGCTTTTTATCCGATAGAATTAAAACAAAGTTATATTGACATTGGTTCATTTCCCGATGATGTAATAGAAGTGAGTGAGTCGGTTTTTATTGAATTTGTTGGCAATGCTCCCCCGCAGGGTAAATGTCGTATAGCGGATAAAAATGGTTTACCCGCATGGGGTGATATTCCTCCGATGACTCAAGAACAACTGGCGCAACAGGCAGAGGCTCAAAAACAACGACTCATGTCAAAAGCCAATAAACAGCTAGCCCCTTTGCAAGATGCTGTTGATTTAAATATTGCCACCGAAGCAGAAAAAGCCGCTTTACTGGCATGGAAAGAACACAGAGTTATGTTGAACAGGATTGATATTTCACATGCGCCTGATATAGAGTGGCCGGAACAGCCGAAATAAAAATAGAACCCTGATAGACTGTTGATAAAGTGCTGGCTATTTAGTCAGCGCTTTGATTTAATAAAATATCGATAAAAATAAGTTTATTTTTATCCCTCCTGGCAGACTAACTAAAATGAGAAAGTCTTTGTGAATGTTATGTTATTCACTTATTCTAATGAAGTCATGAGATATTATCATAAAATATAGTTAAGAAATGAAATAAATATGGAACTTGGATTCACATAATAAGTGCAACATCGTTAATCCGGGTAGTGAATTCCCGGTGAATGCTTTACGAATAGAACCAAAATTTAAAGAAGGATTTTGGCCGTGTGAAAAATTAGGGCAATGGGTACTTGTCGAAAATAAAAACGGAATCATGATTTACGATATTGAATCAGGTCAATCACAGGAGAATAAAGAAATCATTATCCCCGATGATTTTACAGAACAGCCTCGTCCGTCACATTATCATAAGTGGAATGGTAAATGGGTGATGAGTAATCATGATGCGGAGCGATTAAATGCAGAAAAAAAGGCAGAAATGAAGCAATATGCTGAATCAAAAAAGCAACAATTAGTGGTTAAGGCCAGTGAGAAAATGGCGCCACTACAAGATGCTGTTGATTTAGGTATTGCCACCGAAGCAGAGAAAGCCGCTTTACTGGCATGGAAGAAATATAGGGTGATGTTGAATAGAGTTGATATTTCACTTGCTCCTGATATGGAATGGCCGGAACAATCAAAATAATAAAAATGGCCTGAGTAAGTAAGCCATTCATACAGTATTTTATTGATTCTGTAATTACACTACTGAAAGATTCAGTTTGAGATATGAAATGGAGGGAATAATTTCATGTGATTAATATAAATGTCTTGGATATATTTCTGGTTGCGATTTGTTTGGTTGTTTATTTCTTCTAATTATACAAAAATGATTATTCTTCTAAGTTATAAGAACATTTTATTATTGTTTTTATGAACTAAACTATGATTGTCGTAAATTATGAAGAATTGCTTTAACAATTATTAAAAATATTGGTTGTGAATAATGCTATTCAATTTAAGGAGTATATATGAGTGCCAAGAATGATTTTAAAGCTTTTTCTATTGGTAGTAGTGCTAATATAGTGAGTCAAGAAAAGTATGAGGGAAACCAGAGCTTGCAGACTGGATTTACGCTAAATGATATTCCTGCTGATCTGTTAAACAAGGTATTACGTCAATCATCGACAATGGCATCTATGATAGCTAATTTTATCGCGACGCAATCTGGCGATGATGTTTTAGATAATGGTGATATAGCTAGACTCACTGAGCAATTAAATAGGGCTTTAGAAAAGGAAATTGTAACAAAAGCGCCAAATGCCTCATTAACACAAAAAGGTGTTGTTCAGCTTACTGATGTATTGGGCAATAGTGACACATTAGCTGTTACGCAAAAACTTATTCAGGAAATAATAAATTCATTACGTGATAATATTAATGCCAAAGTACATAATACCAGAAAAATTAACGGGAAAGTATTAGCTGAAGATATCAATATTACTTCTCAGGATATCTTTGCTGGACAGGCGATTAATTTAGGTAATAATGCGAATTTGGATAATTACAAAACACCTGGGATTTATTATCAAGAACATAATTCCAGTGCTCAAAGTGGCAATAGTTATCCTGAGCCGTTCGCGGGTTCGCTTGTTGTATTGAAAGCGGCTGGGGTCGTTCAACGTTATTTCGTCTATAACAGCAGTCGGGTATATACACGTAGCCAATTCCATGATAATCCATGGACCCCTTGGATCAGTGAATATAATGCAGTGAACAAACCTACTGCTGAGGATGTTGGAGCATATACAAAAGCAGATTCTGATGCTCGATATATTACAGGGATCCGCAAAGTAAATGGAAAGATTTTAGCTGCGGATATCAATATTACTTCTCAGGATATCTTGGCTGACCAGGCGATTAATTTAGGCGGTAGTGCGAACCTGGATAGCTACAAAACACCAGGGATTTATTATCAAGAGTCTAATGCTCATGCTAAAAATGGCAGTAATTACCCTGAGCCGTTCGCGGGTTCACTCGTCGTGTTGAAAGCGGCTGGGGTTATTCAACGTTATTTCGTCTATAACAGCAGTCGGGTATATACACGTAGTCAGTTTCATGATAATCCATGGACCCCTTGGGTTAGAGAATATAATGCGGTAAATAAACCTACCGCTGAGGATGTTGGAGCGTATACAAAAGCAGACTCTGATGCTCGATATATTACAGGGATCCGCAAAGTAAATGGAAAAGCTTTAGCTACGGATATTAATATTACTTCTCAGGATATCTTGGCTGGGCAGGCAATTAATTTAGGTGCCAGTGCAAATTTAGATAGCTACAAAACACCGGGAATTTATTATCAAGAGTCTAATGCTCATGCCAAAAGTGGCAGTAATTACCCTGAACCGTTCGCGGGTTCGCTAGTCGTGTTGAAAGCGGCTGGGGTTATTCAACGTTATTTCGTCTATAATAGCAGCCGGGTATATACACGTAGCCAGTTTCATGACAATCCGTGGACACCTTGGGCTCAGGAATATAATACGTTAAATAAACCTCCTGCTAATTCTATTGACAATCATACGAAAGTCGAATCGGATAATCTTTATATTACTGGCGTTCGTCTTGGTGCTGAGATTTATAGCAAAGATGGAGGTGATTCTGCCGAGATGCTTTATTCTAGCCCTATGCAGTTCTCTAGTAACGGTCAATGGTTCACTATTGTACGAGGATAATGATAATGAGTTTAATAAATGTTGGTCCATTTGAACAATATATACCTGATAGTGAAAACACTATTCAATTTGCGCTTTATCTTCAAGATAAGCAGGGCAATGATTGGTATAGCTCTCAAAGTCAATTTTCAATAGATACATTAAAAATTATGTATGATGCGACAGGTCTCATTCGTGCAATAACGACTGATGTATCTAAACTTGCACCACTTGGTTTTTCGGTCGCAGAAATTAATAAGAATGATGCTCCTATAGGGTTTGGTGAGAAAACCAAAGATAAATGGATATTTGATGGTCAGAAAATATTACTTTATGTTGCGACTAAAGAAGAATTAATAAAGAAAGCAGAACATGAGAAATTTCAACTACTGACTAAAGTTAATAATATCGTCACGCCACTACAAGATGTTGTTGATTTGGATATTGCTACAGAAGCTGAAAAAGAGGCTTTATTAGCATGGAAGAAATATAGAGTGATGTTGAACAGAGTTGATATTTCATTAGCCCCTGATGTTAAGTGGCCGGAACAGCCGAAATAATGAAAGTGGTCTGAATAGATCGGCTATTTATACAATGATTTTGTTGATGTTGAAATACTGAGAGATTTAGTTTTGAACTTGAAATGGGAAAATTGTGGTAAGAAATAAGAGAGGGGAGAGGAGAATAATTTCTTGATATTGAGTTGCTTATTGTAATCAATTATAAGAAATTGTTGATATTATAAGTTATAAGAATATTTAATTAACCTGATAGAGTACTTAAGGCACGATCAGAGTTTTTGTAAAGACTCTGATCGTGGAAATATTCAGACATTGCTAATTGAGAAGAGTTTTACTGTAAAGTTGATAATTTTTTCCGGTAGTTTATATCTTAGTGGCATTTACAGCTAGCTAAGAATATATTTCTATTTTATAACCACCAGGCTTAGCTATTTAATTTAAGGATTTTATATGAGTTTTAAGAGTGATTTCAAAGCTTTTTCTATTAGTAATAATGCTAATGTAGTGAGTCAGGAAAGATATGAAGAAAGTAAGGATTTTCTGACTGGATTTCCACCGAATGATGTTCCCACTCATGTGTTAAATAAAGTATTGCGTCAATCATCAACTATAGCATCTGTTGTGGCTGATTTTATTGCGGAACAATCTGGTGATGATGTTCTGGATGATGGGGATATAGCTAAACTTACCGAGCAATTTAATAGGGCTTTAGAACAGAAAATCACACCAAAAATTCCAGATGCCTCATTAACACAGAAAGGCGTTGTTCAGCTCACCGATGTGGTAGGCAATAGTGACACATTGGCTGTTACGCAAAAGCTGGCTCAGGAAATAATAAATTCATTGCGTGAAAATATTAATGTCAGAGTACCTGATACTCGGAAAATCAACGGGAAGATGCTGACTGAGGATATTACACTTTCTGCGATTGATATCGGAGCAAAACGACCGGGTGATATTTATTTATCTGCACATCCGGCATCAGATTTGGCTAAGGGAGAATATATTGCGAATGGTGCTTCTTACACGATTGCTTCAACTGTTGGTCGAGCATTGAATAATTTGTCTCATGCATATAAGGCAGCATGGGGAATTAAGCGGAATGGTGATAAAATCAACCTCCCTAATCTACTTGTTGATGGACGAGGGGTATTTATGCGTGCTGGATTGACACCCGGTGTGAGGCAGGGAGATGCGATTAGAAATATTACAGGTAATGTGGGGTGGGGGGGGCATGGGCTTTTTACTCGTGTCAGTGGAGCATTTTATGGTGTACAAAGTACCGCTACAGTAATTGTTGCGGGAACGAATTCTAATAGTAATCATGGATATTCAGCCTATGCCACTTTTGATGCATCAAAAGTCGTACCAACGGCAGACGAAAACCGTCCACTCAATGTCAGTATGATCCCTGTGATTTATTTGGGAGTATAAAGTAATAATAAATTATTAATTGATATCCAATGAAAGGAACCACCAAAATAATGAAGATGGCCTAAATAAATAGGCCATTTATACAAAAACAGTTAACCTTATAAGTAATAAATACACCTCATTGTTCTTTTTCTGAACTAGACTTTGATTGGTATGAATTGGGGGTTATTTTTACAATAATTCAATATATTGATTATAACATCATTTAATTTAAGGAAGGTATATGAATCACAAGAATGATTTCAAAGCTTTTTCTATTGGTAATAATGCTAATATAGCGAGTCAGGGAAGATATGAAGAAAGTAAGGATTTGCTGACTGGGTTTCCGACAAATGATGTTCCTACTCATTTGTTAAATAAAGTATTGCGTCAATCGTCAACTATAGCATCTGTTGTGGCTAATTTTATTGCCGAACAATCTGGTAATGATGTTCTGGATGATGGGGATATAGCTAAACTCACCGCACAATTAAATAGAGCTTTAGAACAAAAAACCACAACAAAAGTTCCAGATGCCTCGTTAACCCAAAAAGGCGTTGTTCAGCTTACAAATGTGATTGGCAATAGCGATACATTGGTGGTTACGCAAAAGCTTGTTCAGGAAATAATAAATTCATTGCGTGAAAATATTGATAGTAGGGTACCTAATACCCGGAAAGTGAATGGGAAGGCGCTAAGCTCGGATATCAGTTTTAATGCCGTGGATATAGGATCATATACCAAAGCAGAAATAGACCACCAAATCAATGCCAGAGGAGCTAAAAATACAATCTTAAAATTAGAGAATGGTTGGTGGAAATGTGGTGATACTGGGATAATATTTCAGTGGGGAATATCTAATATTACTGGATATACCAGTCCTAATGTAAATATTAGTTTCCCAATTCCTTTTCCACAAAAGGTTATTATAGTTGGCCAGCAAGATAACGGTGGTGGAATTATGACAGCAATTTGGCAAATAAATAATATTCAATTATCAGGCTTCACTGCGGAGAATCTTGGCACTTTGAGTCGCAACTCTAAAGAATTTGGGCAGGTAGTCGCATCAAGATATGTCTGGTACGCTTGGGGGTTTTAATGCCGGTACATTTCCTAACGATGTGATAAAGGTTAAAGAATTGGTTTTTTTATTGAGTTTGTAGGTCATATGCCTCCAGAGGGTAAACACCGTGGCAGGCGAAGACAGTTTACCCGATGGAACAGCTTTTTAATAAATAGAGTAATTGATTGATAATTTTCCATGGCTATTTATATATAGATAACAAAAATCCGGAAAATTCGAATTTGAGCCTCTCGGTTGGCGCTGGTTCATCAGCGCTTCCCCATACTTCCCGCAAAATATCTATGTTAGTCTTAATGCTCAAATTAAAAGTCAGGAGTTTTTAAGTGAAGGATATAGTGATTCGCCATATTGAAGAAAGCGATTGTGAACAAGTTCATCAATTATACGCTAACCTGCAAGTTTACTGTAATACTTTGCAGTTGCCCTATCCTTCTCTGGAAACATGGGTAAAGCGCATTACGAATCTTCCTGAGGGGTGTTTCTGTTTGGTTGCCTGTATTGATGGGAAAATTGTGGGCCAGATAGGTATAGAAATATGTCAGAATTTGCGACGTCGCCACATTGCTACTTTTGGTATGGGGATACATGCTGATTATCAGGGACGTGGTGTTGGCAGTGAATTGATGAAGGCTATGCTCAATATGTGTGATAATTGGTTGAATATTGAACGTATAGAGTTGGAGGTATACACAGACAATAATGTTGCCATTGCATTATATAAAAAATTTGGGTTTGAGATTGAAGGAACCGCTAAACGTTACGCTTTTCGCAATGGTCGATATGCTGATGCTTATTACATGAGTAGGGTTTTAGATATTCGTGAGTGATCTCACTCTCTGTCAGGAAATTAGATTAAAATTTTAACTTTTGTGATCAATAGTCTTCAAATCAAGGGAGAATAAATCAATTCTCCCGATTGGCTTTTGTTTTAATAAAATTCAAGAAATAAAAAACAGTTAACCTTATAAGCAATAAGAACACGTATTATTCTTTTTCTGAACTAGACTTTGATTGGTGTGGATTGGGGATTATTTTTATAATAATTCAATATATTGATTATAACATTATTTAGTTTAAGGAAGGTATATGAATCACAAGCGTGATTTTAAAGCTTTTTCTATTAGCAATGATGCTAATATAATTAGCCAAGAAAAATATGAAGAAAGTCAAAATTTGCAGGTAGGCTTTCCACCAGAAAATATTTCTATTTCTGTATTAAATAAGGCATTACGCCAATCATCGACAATAGTCTCTGTGATGGCTAATTTTATTGCGGAACAATCTAGCGATGATGTTCTGGATGATGGCGACATAGCTAAACTCACTGCGCAATTAAATCGAGCGTTAGAGCAGAAAATTTTAAATATTTCTAATATTCCTGTAGGTGTTCCTGTTCCTTGGCCAACTGTGATACCACCTGCTGGGTGGTTGCAGTGTAATGGTGCGGTCTTTGATAAATTGAAATTTCCAAAATTAGCAGAAGCTTATCCTGATGGTAGGTTACCTGATTTAAGAGGGGAATTTATTCGAGGTTGGGATGATGGCCGAGGTGTTGATAGTGGACGTAGAATTCTAACTTCTCAGGGAGATGCCATCAGAAATATCCAGGGTTCGTTCGCTGGCACGATAGCATCAAACTATCATTTGGCAGTAAGAGGCGCTTTTTATGCTAGTCAAGTGCTTGGAATAGCTACAGATGGCAGTTTCAAATCGGTAAATAATTCTAACACGGATACTCCATACGGCTTTGGATTCAACACGGCAAGGGTTGTTCCTGTAGCCTCAGAGAATCGCCCCCGCAACATAGCATTTAACTACATAGTGAGAGCAGCATAATGACAGAATAAAAATACTCAAAACCGACTTTATGCTAATTGATTAGGTAGTTTTATGTTTTTGGGTGAATGGAGATGGTTTGTTAATGACGGTAAATGCTAGGTTTTAAATCGGAGTTTTACCATAATTTTACCAGAGCTAAATCCCGCAAATAAAAAACCAACCATAACTGGTTGGTTTTTCTGGGGAAATTTTGTCGGTATACTACCGGCAATTCGTAAGACTGGAAGCTATCACAGTTCGATGATTTCTGACTTGTCATTTAACGGATAAATCTTAATGACCTCCGAAAATGGAACCGTTGTCAGTCAAAAGACACTGTATTCTGATGAGAAGGTCTTGACGTTAAACACGTTCATGGAACTTGCTCAGAGAGCCGGTTATCTCATCATTCACAGAGAAAACTTCATGAGCATGGAAACAGCTGGAAGTACTAATTTAAAAGCCAAGGGCGGTTTACATATCCGACATTTTTTACTCATTAAAGTTGATGACAAACATTCATTGAATTACAATGTAATTCAATTGTAATTCAATGAGAGATCTTATATGGCTACAAACCAGCTAGTACAAACCCGTATTGATGGTGAGATTAAAGCAGAGGCGGCTGCCGTTCTGGCTGCTATGGGGCTAACTGTATCAGATGCCGTTCGCATGATGTTAACGCGAGTAGCAAGAGAAAAAGTGTTACCTTTTGAGCCTTTGATTCCCAATGAGACAACAATAGCCGCAATGAAAGAAGCTCGCAAAGGTTGCGGTAAATCATTCTCCACAGTAAAAGATTTAATGACCGATCTCAATGCGGACGATTGACTACGCAAGCCAGTTCAAGCGAGATTACAAGAGAGAAAAGAAAGGTCGGCATCGTGAAATTCTTGATGACGCATTTATGCCGGTGATTGAATTATTGGCTTCTGATAGCTTGTTAGAACCGAAATATTGCGATCATGCTCTTTCTGGTGATTGGAAGGATTTTCGAGATTGTCATATAAAGCCTGACTTGATACTGATTTATCAGAAGCCAGACGCGGACACATTGCGCCTTGTCCGTCTTGGTTCTCACTCAGAGCTTGGCTTATAACACCTTTGACAGGCCAGAATCAACCTGAAATACAGCCCCTTGCGGGGCTTATTTATTGGGGCCTACAAGAAGTTTGCAGGTCGGGAAATTGATTCTAATGATTCGTTATAATTTCTATTGATTAACCCGAATTCTGTTATTTACAAAGACGGGTTTAACTGTACCGGACAAAGCTGACATTCTAAACGGACGATTGAATTGATCTTGCTCTCATGGTGAAGCCAAGCAACAACAAACCACATTGCTGCAACAAGCCAATGAAACACTCTCATTGTTGCAAAACTCTGTTGACTTAGAGGTTGCTACCGAAGCTGAAGAAGACGCTCTGCTTGAATGGAAGAAATACCGGGTGTTACTAAGCCGGGTAGATACTTCACAAGCACCGCTATGGGGAGGTTCTTCTTTCATCGGTTGAACAACAACAAGCTGCAAGATTGTTGGCTAAAGGTCACACACGTAAACAGCTATCACTGATTTATAATACGTCACTGTCTACGGTGTATAAGTATTTGCCTGCAATAATTACAATCAAAAAATAATTAGATAATTTTATTTTTTGGGGTGAGGGGAGATGGTTTGTTAATTGTGGCAAATGTCAGATATGGAAGCGGAGTTTTACACCCATTTTACACCCATTTTACACCAGTTTTACACCAACCAAATCCCGCAAATAAAAAAACCAACCATAACTGGTTGGTTTTTCTAGGGAAATTTGGTCGGCATGATAGGATTTGAACCTACGACCCCCGACACCCCATGACCGCGACCAATTCACGTTCAAAGCCTTATTCGGCGCGGGTTTCGGGGATTTTAACTGTGAATGCAAACAGTGCAAAATGCGCAAAATCTGCATTATATACATCAATAAGTTAAGTCGGGTTTTTCCACTTATCAGACGGCTATTTCTGCGTGCGGAACTTCAACCCAGTCAACATGATTTTGAGTATAAATTTTTGTAGATTCAGCGTCACTGTGAGCCATTCGAGCTTGTGGATCTACACCCTGGATTTTAAACATGTGCGCTGCTAATGCCCTAATTTCATGAAACGTAGGGCGCTCTTCAACTGGAAGACTTGCAGCCACTCTAACTTTGTCTCTTAATTTTGAAAAAGTACGACTGAGATAATCGGGGGCAATTTGAGTTGGGTGATTAACTTCCTGGCTTATTTTATTTGATAAGCGATCCGGTACTCGATGAACAACATATGGACTTGCAATATTGTCCCGGCTAGCATCAATGATAGCCTTTATCGTTGGTCCAATCGGGATAGCTATATGTGATGCTTCTTTATGTTGGACTTTTTGTCTGTGAATATAGAGCATCCCATAGATGCCGTTTTTGGGTTCTGAATACCACATGCAACCGCAAACACCTTCCTTTGGTGATTTGATGTTGTATCTGATACGGGAAACTTCTAGCCGTGCTTGAGTTGTTTGTAATGCCAGATCCATTGCCGTTCTTAACCAAGGTTCTGCTGCATTACGTATAAGCATGAAATCATCAAATGAAAGCCTGCGGCGTTTCTTTTTATCAGTACGTTTCATTTTCTTACGCTCTGCGGGATTATCTAGCATTAATGATTCATCCACGGCATAGCTGAAAATTTTTTTTAAGAAGCCGACTTTCCTGTTTTGAACATTTGCAGATGAATCACTGTGATATTTTTTTATATAATCATTAACGTGTTCTAATGATATATCACACGCCGAAGTTTCGATAAAAAATTCCCTTACTCTTTCTATATCATTTCGCCAGTCCGCGAGAGTGTTGTCAGACGGATTTTCATCTTTAACAATACGGGAAAATAAGTCATCAATATAATTTGATAACGGTAACACCTCTCCATATTTTCCACCTGATTCTTTAACCAGTGAATTGACGGATACAGATGATTCCGGCCTCATGATATTGTTATATTCCCTTGCTATGGCAATAGCGACAGCCTTGTCGCTACCTATATTTTTCTTTTTACCATTTGTTAAAATGAAACGATATTGACCTTTATTTTTATCAAAATATAAATAATCGGGTAAATGCCTGAATTCTTTCTTCCTTGGTCTGCTTGCCATCTTACGAATCTCTGATTAATTGATTTACACATGATGAAATAACAGAGTCAACTCCCCATCTTTCAGATGAACTAACCCAAACCGACCCGTCAATAATTTTTCCCTTTAATTTTCCTATTTCTATCCAATGCTTGATTGTTCTATTATCTGGAATCGAGCCTTTCTCAAACTCTCTGAGTCCCCATGATCTGGCTTTCATTAATTTTCCCGGCATGGACATAATTTAACTCCATATAATAACGTATTATTTTTCTTTTCTAATATCCCGAACATACTGAGAAAGCCATATCTTCGGACTAGCTTTTCTCTTCTGATGATCAGACATAATTAATTTGAATTTCTGTGTATATTTATCAAGAATAGCTGTAACTGCTTTGTCATCGTATTTCGATAGTTGAGTAAGTTCGTTTAAGCATTCCTTCGCTATTTTTCGACGTCCGTTCTCATATATTTGCTCTGACATCAGATTTGAATTAATGTATCTTTCCAGTCAACATTTTCTAAATCAACAATAGCGACAATTTCATATTGATATTGTACTGATTCAGAAATCCAGCTCCCATTGCTTTGAAGTGGCTTTTCGTTCTGTGCTGATACAATTCCGTTGTGATCAGTTACTATAAATTTAGTCCAAAACGGAACTGATAATTCAATGCCGAAGTATTTAACTTTAATCGGCTTTATTAAGCTAATAAGTTTCATGTAATTTTATTTCCTTTTCTAATTCTGTACATGTTTAATATATTCCAAGCAAAAGCAGCAATGTAATTTGTTCATGCTGGAACTTTAAGATCGATGCCAAAATAACTTGTTATAAAATACGAATAACTTGTTACAAAATACGATTCAAACACGGTTTGCAATTTCATTTTCCATCACCCTTTAATTTAACTAAGGAATCTTCCCATCGTTCATCTTCGAATAAAATCGACATTAGCTC